ATCCGGTTCAACTTCAATTAAAACCGCGATTGAGGCTGATAAAACATTAAGCGGTGCTGTACAAACTCTAAGGGTTGTGTCTGCATCCCCTGGAACAATTACATCCGCTAATATTGATTACCTAAGTTATCAGTATTCGGTTGAATTGATAGGTTAGTAACGAAAGGAAAACTATGGCCATATTTATGGGTAATAAAGTTGCCGTGATTGTAGGAACATCTACCATTACTGATCATGTCAGCACTGTAAGTCTTGCACGCGAAATTGATCAGGTAGAGATCACTGCAATGAACGACACCGTTCAAAACATGATTGGTGGAATTGAGCGACCAACGCTTAATTTAGAACTGTACAATGATTTTGCATCAGCATCAGTGAACGCACTGTTTGAAGATGCACTAGGTACAAAACTTAATATTAAGTTAATACCAGTATCAGGTACGGTATCTGCTACCAATCCAAGTTACACAATGTCATGCCTTATTTCATCCTGGACACCTGTGAATGGTGCTGTGGATGCGGTAGCAAGCGTTTCCGTGTCGCTTCCTGTAACTGCATTAACAAAATCAACAAGCGCGTAAAAAGAAAAGGGTGGGACAATGCACAAGATTGAAATTGTTAAAAAGGATGGTAAGAAAGTAACTTATGATCTTACGCCATCTGCTAAGGTGGCTTTTGAAGCCGAATTTAAGACCGGTTGGCGTAAGAGATTAAGTGAACTACAAATGGAATCTGATTTGTGGTGGTTCGCTTGGCGTTTAGAAAAAGATGCCGGTAAAACCGATCTAGCCTTTGGTGATGACTATATCAATCAATATTCAGATATTGATTTGGTTTATGATTCAAAAAATGGATAGACCGACACGGGTCAATTTATGAAGTCGCTTCCGTGTCGGTGGCAACAGGCATTAGCCCTAAAGATTTATTAGAGGTTGATCCAGCGATTTATTCAGCAATTAAAGCCATCTTGCAAGAAAAATATTACAACAACAAGAAGGCAACAGTTAGGCGGAAATAATGCAACCTAAGTATGCAGGATTACCTGGGCGCACTAGATCATTAGCCGCAGTGCCTTCCATCTATGTTGAAAATTTAGATGAACTAATGGCGACTATGAAAAAGATAGAACCTGATTTACACAAAGAATTTAGAAGAGAATTAACTAAGGCTGTAAAGCCAGTAGCAAAATTGGCACAAAGTTTTGTACCGTACTCACCATTTCCAGGATGGCGTGATGTTGAACCATCATATCCACCTGCATGGGGATGGGCTAATGATCAAGTACATAGGGGTAGAACTTTTGGCGAAAGTAAAAGAAGTCGTTGGAAATGGTCACAAACAGAAGTTGTACGCGGCATAAGAGTTAGCGCGGCTAAAACTAAAGTTCAAAGAGTCAAAGGCACTACATTTTCTGTAACTGCATTAGCCGTAATTAACAAATCTGTACCAGGTATAATTTATGAGTTAGCAGGATTTGGCACATCAAAATCAAGAAGTAAAACTAGGCGTATTAGTCGTAACACTAATGCTAGTGAATCTTTTATTGGCAAATTACAAGGCACTGCCAATTCAGGTGCGTATAAAGAAAAAAGATTGATTTACAGGGCATCACAACAATTAGGTGGGCAAGTAAATGATAATCTATACGGTGTGCTTAAAAAATATCTAGGCGAAAAATTTAGGGGTTAAACATGGCATTAAGTCAGTATGTTGCAATTAACTTCCTTACTAAGTTTGATAAAAAAGGCTTAGAGCGTGCAACAAAAGAATTAAAGGGTTTTGATAAAGTAGTTGCAACTGGATCATTTAGATTAAAGGCATTCGCAAAAGCCGGTGGAATAGCCGCCGCCGCAGGTATGGCCTTATTTGCAAAAAATTCTATTCAAGCCGCTTTAGCCCAGGAAAGATTAGATAAGCAATTACAACTAACTTTAAGAAGCATTGGGCAAGAATTTGAATTGCCAGGCGTTAAAGCATTTATAGCCGATTTACAACGCGCTACAAATATTACAGAGGATCAATTAGTACCTGCCTTGCGCCAACTAATATCTCAAACCGGTGATCTACAAATATCACAAACATTATTAAGTAAAGCATTAGATATTTCAGCCGGCACTGGGGCTGATTTAGGTACTGTTCTTGATGCCGTAAATAAAGCGGCAGTGGGTAATTACAAATCAATAGCCGCTTTAGGTGTTGGATTTACAGCCGCAGAAGCCAAATCAATGGGCTTTGTAGAGTTAATGCAGAATTTAGATAAGTACGCCGGATCAGCCGAAGCACAAACTAAAACATTTGCAGGCCAATTAAAATCATTTCAAATTAGTGCAGGCGAAGCCACTGAAACTTTAGGGCAAGGATTTTTAACTGCTATATCAATCATTGCTACTGGGTCAGATCAATTAGATGTGTTTGGTGTAAAGGTAGAAAATGCCGCAACGCAATTCGCTGATCTTATGGTTGGTGTTGCAAGTAATTTTGAGAAAAAAGGATTAGGTGCATATTTAGATTTCCTCATAATCAACCTAGATGTTATCACTGGGCAAGCGACTAACGCTGATGCGAAATTAGCACAACTAGGCGAAAGCGGAAGAAAAGATAGAGAGAAAAGATTACTAATTGAAAAAGGTTTATACGGGTTATCGGGATCAGTTTTAGATGCTTTACAAAATCAAGGTAAAAGCACTAAGAAGCAATTGACCTATGCTGAAATGTTAAAGAAAATTCAGGCTGATATTTTGCTTAGAGAGAAAAAATTAACAGCCGAAAAAACAGCGCAACAAGCATTAGACAAAAAGAAGAATGAATTAGCCGCTATGTTTGATATTGATAAAATCAATTTACAAGTTGCGCTTAGTCGTAAGTTATCCGGTGAAGATGAATTGCGTGTAAAACTATTACAAAAATTATCAGATGGTACAAAAGCCGCCGTTGATGAAGCCGCAAGATACGCAGATGTATTAAGGGTTATTGAAGATGGGCAAATTACTACCGCAGAAGTTGAATCGTTGGCTAAAAAATGGGGTATTACTACCACAGAAGTTTTAATTTATTTACAAGTTTTATTTGCGGCTAATGAAGAATTACGCAAAATGTTGGCATTGTTAGATCAAATAAATAAAAAGAAAACAACACCCACTACTGCACCCACAATGTTTGATCCAGGTTATTTTACAGACTTAGGAAATAAATTAGTTGGCACGGTAGGTTATGCCGGAATGTCAGCCGCAGAAATTACGGCAGAAAGATATAAAGAAAGTGGTGCGGCAAGAAAAGGCATACCGCTAATGGCAGAAGGTGGAATTGTAACTAGGCCTACACTTGCAATGATTGGTGAAGCCGGATCAGAAGCGGTTATACCATTAGATAAAATGGGTAGTATGGGTACTACTATAAATGTAAATGTAGCCGGATCAGTTATATCAGAAGGCCAATTACAATCTGTAATTCAGGATGCTTTGTATAACTTAAACAGATCAGGTGCAGTAACTCAATTAACTAATTTAGGAAGATAATGCCAGCCGCAATATTTAGAGCCGAAATTGATTTTTCCGGCGGTGCTTCGTTTGATCCGAGCCTTGTACTAGATGATTCTGCAACACCTTTAGATTTTTCTATATTGGGTACGGCGGCGGCGGATGTTATTGATATTACATCTCTTGTAACTCAATGTTATATTCGCCGTGCGTTTAATAGATCATCAGATTCATTTACAGGTGGTACAGCACGCATTACATTTGTGGATGAAACAGGTCAATTTAATCCAGCCAATACCGGTTCTAGTTTATACGGCAAAATTAAACCTATGCGTAAGATTCGCTTTACCGCAGAATATTTAGGCATAACATATAACTTAGGTTCTATGTATGTACAGGAATGGAATTATCAAAGCCCTACTGGATTTGATCCAGCCTATGTAACTTTATCTTGTGTAGATGGATTCCAATTACTCAACCTAACAACTATTACAACTGTTAGTGGTGGTAGCAGTGGACAAACCACCGCACAAAGAATTACAAGTTTGTTGGATGCCGGGGAATGGCCGGGCGGTATGCGTGATATTTCAACTACTGCAACTACAACAGTGCAAGCAGATGATGGATCATCAAGATCATTATTGGGTGCGTGTCAGGTCGTAGAGGGTACAGACCTGGGCGCGTTCTATATGGATCAACGCGGTTACGCCAAATTCTTATCACGCACAGACATTATTACCGCATCCGGTGGCACGGCAACAGCCTTTAGTGATGTGCCAGGCTCAGGTGATGTTACCTATCAGGCAGTGGAATTTGATATTTCAGATTATCAGATGATCAATAAAGTAACTGTAACGCCAACTGGGTTGAGTGGTCAGACCGCTAGCGATTTGGCAAGCATAGATGATTATTTCCAACATAGCCGAGTTAGAGGCGGCATTATGCAAACAGAAGCGGATGCGCTAAATCAGGCACAAATGATTATTGCAAGCCGCAAAGAACAAGGCGTAGATTTACAGTTAAACTCAATAACAGTTGATGCCTTTGGTGAGGATGATTCTAGCCGGGTTGTAGCGGCTTTGAATTTAGATGTATTTGATCCAATAGAAGTAACTCAAACTTTACCGGCAGGAAATGTAATTACTGATAGCGTAATTACAGGCCTTACCTATCAGATAACACCTAAAACTTTTCTTGTAACCTTTACTTGCGCTCAGCCTTTTGCGTCAGGTTTATTGCTAGACTCTGATGTGGATGGAATACTTGATGAAGATTCTTTGGCTTATTAGGGAGTATAAGTAAATGGCAATTCAATCGTTTAGCGTAGGGCAGGTTCTTACCGCCGCCCAGGTCAATGCTTTGCAGGCTAATGATTACAATCAAACTGTTAGTAATAAAACTGGTTCTTATACTTTAGTGGCCGCAGATAAAGGCACTAGAGTAACAATGAGCAGTACAAGCGCAACAACAATTACCGTCAATACAGATTTGTTTTCTGCCGGCGACACTCTTTTTATACAAAATTTAAATTCAGGTGTTTCTACTATTACTGCCGGCACTGCAACTGTTACAACTGCATCAAGTTTAGCATTAGCGCAATGGGAAGGTGGCACTTTATATTTTACTAGCGCATCAGCCGCTATTTTCTTTAAGTCAGATGGTGCTACTGCCGCAAGTGGTGGTATGACTTTAATATCAGAAACAGTCGCCAGCGCATTAAGTAGTTTAAGTTTTTCATCTTTAGGAAGTTATAAACAATTGCTTCTAGTTTGGTCAGGAGTTGTGCATTCTACAACAGGCAGCGATTTTAGTATTAGGCTTAACAATGATTCTACTGCAAACATTTATCAATCAAATGGAATCAATGTTGTTGGCACAACTATTTATGTTGGCGGATCGGGTGCAACTAGTTTAAAATCAGAAAATGGTGCTAGCAATGTTTTTCCTTTTGGAACAAGCGTTACTTTAGATGCAGGCTGCCAAACTTTATCAAATGGTTTTATTACAATTGATAATTATACCTCAGCCTCTAAATTCAAAACAATAGATGCTAAGTTTTCTTATTACGACAATGCTAGTAGTGTTTATAGAACCGCTAACAATCTTTTTGTATTTCAAAGCCAAACAGCAGTTACTTCAATAGATGTAGTTAGATTAACAGGTAGTGCAACTTTTTCAAACAAAACAAACACAACAATTAGATTATATGGGGTCTCATAATGAAAAGAATTATTAACTGCGAAACTGGTGAAGTAACTGAGCGTGAATTAAACAAAGCCGAAAAGGATAAACAAAAACTTGATGAGGCGGAAATTGCAGAAGCGCTAGCAATAGCACTAGCAAAAGAAGATTTAAAGATTCAGGCTAGGGTTGAACTATTGCAACGGCTTGGAATCACTGAAGATGAGGCTAAGTTACTTCTAGCACAATCTTGAGGGATTGTATTTAATAATGGCAACAATAAGAGAACTCACTAGTCCTAATGGATGGCCGGCTAGTGAGGATCGTAAAGCATTAGGCATTGAATCTTTTACAGTGCCAGGCACAAAGATTAGATTTGCATGTGCCAAAGCGGTTGCACCTTTACTTGTTAATTTTGCTAAAGAGTTCCATGAGTTAGTAGAACCCATTGATCAAGGCCAATTAGATGATTGGGGTTTTGCCTTTCGCATGACTAGGGGATCAGAAAAGGTATTAAGTAATCACTCATCCGGTACTGCCATTGACCTAAATGCAATTAAGCATCCTTTGGGCAAGTCAAATACATTTAATAGAGAACAAAGGAATATGATTATCCTGTTAATAACTAAATACGGTTTGGCCTGGGGCGGCAATTACAAAAGGCGTAAAGATGAAATGCACTTTGAGGTTGCGTTAGATTGTAATAAAGTTAAGGCCAAAATAAAACAGTTAGGATTAGAATGACAATTAACAAGAATCAAAAGGAAATTATTAAGTCATACCTAAGAAGCGTAGCGGTTGCAACCGTTACAACAGTATTGGCTTTAGTTGCTGATGTACGCCCTGAATTTGCAATTTTGGCAGGTGCGGTAGTTGCCCCTTTAATGCGCTTCCTTGATCCTAAAAATGATCAGTTCGGCATCAATAGCAATGACCGCAAATGATTGGATGGCATTAGTCGTATCTATTGCCACAATAATTGGATCATTTATTGCTTCAGTGCGTTGGCTGGTAAAGCATTATCTAAGTGAGTTAAAACCTGATGGCAATGGTGGCCATAACCTAGAAGGCCGGGTTGCACGCATAGAAGATAAGTTAGACACGCTTTACCAAATTCTTATATCTAAGTAAGTAAGTCAGCCCTATCCCTTACCCTATTGCCATGAAGATGTGCGTGGTTGTACCCAGTAGGGGTAGGCCTGAAAATGCTGAAAGGTTAGCCCAGGCGTTTAAAGATACCGGGGCAGAAGCCGACCTT